ACGGAATCCACACATGGAGTGACGATATAGAGATTGCACTTCAGCATATTGACGTACATCCTAGCATCCGAAAAATTTTAGCAGACAATAAAATTACAAATATTCAATCTAATGTTGAAAAATTGACATTAAAAGATTTAAATGAGATAATTTTCAATTCATTACCTCTTCTAGTGGTAATACCCGGCGGGAATGAACAACAACATCTCGAATTTTGTAAAAAGTTGTTTGAGAAAAACGGAATTGCCACTGACAATATGTCAGTGCTGTTTAGGTTGGACGGTGAACGTGGAAAAGGTTGCAATACATTCATTAAAGATAGTAAAATAAACAATGCTATTTCAGAGAATACAAAAGTAGTGTTTATAAGTGGTAAGATTCCTAAGCCAATGATCGAATCTAAAATAAATTTTTCAGCTATTTTAAATTTCGGTATATCTGGTGTTCATTATATGTTATCGAACTATATTAAAAACCATCATTTTGTTATTAATTTTAATTTAAGGGAAACCGACATTGCCGAGTTGTAAAGTTATCATTAAGGATGAGGTTAATATCAAGATAGAAAATCTTGATCTCACCGTTCGAAAGCTGTTGGTCAAGAAATTCAAGTATGAAGACCCCACAGCTCGCTATCGACCGGCCTATAAATTAGGTCGATGGGACGGCACTGTGAGCTTTTTTGGTCTCGGCGGCACTACCTATCTGTCTCTGCTTGACCAAGTGTTGGAAGAACTTGAAAAAAGAAATTACTACATCGAAGTTGAAGATCTAAGAACTAGCCCAAGCCTGGAATTTGAGAAAATTTCTGAAGATTTTTGGGGTGAAAGCTGTTGGCCAGAAGGCCATAGATTCGCAGGTGATCCAATTCGATTACGAGATGATCAAGTTGAAGTCATCAACAAATTTTTAGAGAATCCTCAGTGCATACAGGAGATTGCCACAGGCTTTGGTAAGACCATTACCACCGCAACTTTGGCAAAAATTTGTGAAAAATACGGTCGAACAATAACCATTGTTCCTAACAAAAGTCTTGTTGAACAAACTGAAGAAGATTTTATCAACGTAGGCCTTGACGTGGGTGTTTATTATGGTGATAGAAAAGACATAGGTAAAACTCATACTATCTGTACCTGGCAAAGTTTGAATATTTTAGAGAAAAAATCCCACGACAACGAGGAAATTTTAAGTCTTGCTGAATTTTTAGACGGCGTTGAATGTGTTATGGTTGACGAGGTACATATGGCCAAGGCTGAGGTACTTAAAAAATTATTAACACAAAATTTATCGAACGCTAGTATTCGTTGGGGACTAACTGGTACCGTGCCAAAAGAGGATTTTGAGTTCCAAAGTCTTCGTTGTAGCCTAGGAGAAGTGGTGCATAGAGTTGCTGCTCATGAACTACAAGAAAAAGGTGTGCTGGCACAATGCCACGTAAACATTATCCAAACTGCTGAATGGAAAGAATTTAGCAGTTACCCCGAAGAATTGAAATTTCTTGTAACAGATGGCGATCGCATGAGATATATTGCTGACTTAATCAAGGAAATTTCAGATACTGGCAACACCTTAGTGCTAGTAGACAGAATCGAATGTGGACAAACCCTTCAAATTAATTTAAGCAGTTTATTTTCTTTGTTAGGTGAAAAACCGGATGTAGCATTTGTTTCTGGTGCAGTAAAAACCAAAGATCGAAAGACTGAATATGACGAAATTAAAACTGCTACTAACAAGATTATTGTGGCGACTTATGGTGTGGCCGCTGTGGGTATTAATATCCCCCGTATTTTTAATCTGGTTATGGTTGAGTCCGGAAAGAGCTTTACAAGGGTTATACAAAGCATTGGGCGAGGCATTAGAAAAGCAGACGACAAAGACTTCGTACAAATCTGGGATATTACAGCGTCAACGAAATATGCAAAGAGGCATCTTACTGAACGAAAAAAATTCTACAAGGATGCAAAGTATCCGTTCGAAATTCAAAAAGTGAAATATAACAAATAATGCAAATTTTAACATTAGACAATAAAACATTATATCTTAACGATCTACCAGATGAGGTTGAGGAAGATATTAGATTCGCAGTGCTAGATAATAGCGATAATCAAAATCCTGACTATTTTTATATCCCATTAATCTTTTTAGAAAGTTTTACAGGACCGGCAGTGGTTTTACGTATAGGCTCTCATGAAATTACTATGCCACTTGATTGGTGTTGTATTGTAGGAGATCCCGAAGGTCCGGATATGGAAATTCTTCCAATTACCAGTCTCAATGATCGAGGATTTAAGACATTCTGTTTCAACCCGTTGAGTAGTTTCCGTCCAGAATTTTTAGAGATCGATATTGTAAATGTCTATCAAGATGTCAAATGGTATTTTCCAAAGATGAAGCCTGGTCAATTGCTATGCACTCCGTTAGAGTCCGGAGAAAAACCATTGTGTGCCTATTTTGTTAAAGAAGTAAGCAGACAATGCGAGTTAGTTGATTATACAAAATGTTGGTAAACATTTATGGAAGATCTGTCCTATCTTAGAGATCCGCTTGATTATAGAAATTTTCTTAGCGAACCAAAACAATCTCAGTTATGGCACAATATACGCCGTGCTGCCTTGGAAGACAAGGAATTGCAAGATGCGCTGGAACGTGTTAAAGTAATGTACTATTTAAAATACAGCAACAATAATAAAAATACAACTAGTTTAGATTGGTAATAAATGTTAGATATTAAGCGTGAATTAAAAGCAGTTGATCTTAAAAATTACGATTTTTATGACAAACTTTCCCCAGAAGAGAAAAAATCTTTTGCGCCATTTATATTGATGCGTTACACTGCGAGCTGTCAGGGCGATCTAGACGTTCAAGAACATTTTTTAGAAATGACCAATGAATTAGTGAACAAACATCATTGGGTATTAAGCAAGGATCATAAGCCTCTTTTATGGAAATTGTTTGCCGCGGTAGGTGTTGGTATTAATGCATATCATCCATACTTGGCAGCAGGAAAAAAAGTAAAAGCTGTAAAAATTGAAAAGTTGATAGCAGAATTAAATCCAGCTATGAAGATGGACGAAGTAAAGATGCTAGCATCTATGATGGATAAGAAGGATATAGAAAAACTTTTCGATGACATGGGTTTTGATAAAAAGCAGCGTAAGGAATATGAATGAAAGACATGAAAGGATTTGCATTCAATGAAGGATGTAAAGTAGCAAGAGCAGTCTTGTGGGGCAAGAGTCCTACTATTGAAATTTGTACTGTTACTAAAATTAAGGAAGGTAAACTGTACCTCGATGACAGTAAACAGCCTATGAAGATTCCGGAACGATTACTAATTATTGAACAAGATCCACTTTACCGTATGGTGAAACAATACGAAGAAAATAAATGATTGCCTTGGTAGAACAGCCTTTTATTTGTGTGCATTGCAGCAAGAGTTTTATGAAAGAAAAAACTCTATATGCCCACATGTGTGAAAGTAAACGTCGTGCTATGCAACGTGACGAAAAAAGAGTGCAGGCTGGCTACATGGCGTTTAACAAATTTTTTCGCATGACGCAGGGCGCACGAAAAGACAAGTCCTACGATGAATTTTGTAAAAGTCCTTACTATAACGCATTTGTCAAATTTGGTAGTTTTATAAACAATGCAATGCCTTTGTATCCTGAAAAGTTTATGGATTTTGTCATTAAAAGCGGAGTCAAGATCGATCACTGGTGCAGAGATGAACTATATGACACCTATTTGTTTGACATGCTTAAAAACGAACCAGTTGAGTCGGCTGTTCAACGTAGTCTACAGACCATGATGGAATGGGGTGATGTTAGTCAGGCCGATTTTAGTCATTATTTCAAGTATGTTAACTTGAATAGATCTGTTCATGACATTAGAAATGGAAAAATAAGTCCTTGGCTTATTTTAAATTGTCGTTCAGGTAAAGATCTTCTAAATAAATTTAATGACGAGCAGTTAGAAATGATCGGGCCTGCATTAGATTTACCATCTTGGGTTAAGAAATTTAAATCAGCACCTGCAGATGTAATACTGGTAAAAGAAATCTGTAAAGAGACAGGAATTGAATAATGGATATTGATATCGATTTTGCTGACCGAACTAAGATACTAGACATAATTAAACATGTTCCGGCTAGCCGTATTGAAAATTCTATTTTTAAAAAACACAACACTGGAATTTACTGTCACGAAATTCCAGTAAATCCGTTAAACGGTTTAGCAAGTATTGATTATGAAACTGCTGAACAGCGCGGATATTTTAAGATTGACTTTTTAAATGTTGGCATATATGATGGAATAAAAAATGAAGATCATCTGTTGAGATTAATTAATCAAGAACCACTTTGGGACTTATTAGAACAAGATGATTTTACAAATTTATTATTTCATGTGCATGGTCATGGCGCAGTATTAAGAACTATGAAGCCAAAAAGTATAGAACAATTGGCAGCAGTACTGGCAATGATTAGACCTGCAAAGCGACATTTGATAGGTATGCCGTGGACTGAAGTAACAAAAGAAGTTTGGATTAAACCCACAAACGATGAATACTTTTTTAAAAAGGCGCACGCCATTGCTTACGCTCAAGCAGTAGCAGTGCAAATGAATCTGATATGTGAAAATATCAGTTATGAATTTACTTAGGAAAAACAATGAACTCTATTTTCGATTATTACAATTATCACAAAAACACCCCAGGCGATATACACGAACACATGGAGACAATTTATAAGTTGTCTCTAGAATGTAATCATATTACCGAAATGGGAGTCAGGGGAGTTGTTACTACTTGGGCATTTCTGTTAGCTCGCCCTAAAAAATTAATATCATACGATGCTGAACCTTGTCCAATTGATCAAGCAAAAAAATTAGCACCGGTTTACGGAGTTGAATATGATTTTAGAATTGCAGATACCGGTAATCCTAAGACTGTTATTGAGCCAACTGATTTGTTGTTTATCGATACTTGGCACATTTACGAACAACTAAAACAAGAACTAAAGTTACATGCAGACTATGCTAGAAAATACATAGTAATGCACGATACTACGGTATTCGGCATGCATAGAACTGGAGAGCAATACGATTGTTATGTTAAGCCAGGTCCTGAGGGCAAAGGTCTTTGGCCTGCTGTTGAAGAATTTTTAGCAGAAAATAGACACTGGAAAATAAAGCACCGATATACCAATTGCTGTGGATTAACAGTGCTTGAAAGAGTATTTTAAAATTTAAATTTTTTAGGATTACGGACCAACTGTATTGATTTGCGCTTAATTCTTTTTTCTGCAATTTCGCCTAGATTAACTGTTGGTCCAAATACTACTTCAACATCCTTACTGTTGAACGTTTTAATAAATTTCTTAAAAACGCTCATATCTAGTTTTAAGAAAATATTAATAGGGATCTTTCTATTACTTTCCCACCACCATGCATCGCCTAATTCTAAAAATGAATTTTGCATTCCTGCAGCAGAAATCACAGCATAGTCGTATATACTGGTCACTTGTTGATCAAAGTTTATAATAATTCCTAGGTATTCTGTGTCGTTACACTTGATACAGGTCATAAACGGAT